CACTAATTATTTACAACACAAAAGAGACTACACAAGAAGAAGCAGCACACCTTCTTGATATCCTTAACTGCGATGATTCTATGATATGGGATAATGCAGATAGATGCGGAGTAGAAATTATTGAAGTGCCAACAGATAAAACAAAAGATAAATGAAACAGACAGCAGTAGATTGGTTACAACAAGCGTTAGAAGACACGATATTAACGCACGAACAGATTATGCAAACAGTTGGTTTATTTGAGCAAGCCAAAGAAATGGAGCAGGAGCAAATGATTGATTGGTATGCTACGGGGCAGGCAGATACAGTAAATATGTATGAGCAACACCTCAACAAAAAACTCTAACACCAAAGAGAAATGAAAACAGACGATATAATTAAACATTTAAAATTACAGGATTCAAACCTTGATTTTTACAAACGAAAGGTAGAAAGACTTGAACAACAAATCTCAGATATTAAATCAATTTCAAATTTACCAAATTCAGTTGATTTGGATTTAAACAATGACCAATATTCAAAGCAAGAAATTATTAATGCTTATAATAAAATGCTTAAATACGAAGGCATATCAAAAGATAGAATAGGTGGATTAATAATAGATACTTTCATTAAATTTCTTAATAATACGCATCACAGCACCAACGAGAAATGAAAATAACTGACGAAATAAAAAACGAAACATTGGTATGGGTGCTTGCATCAATATCTGATGTAGAATTGCAATCACAATGTGATATAGATGAAATCGTAGTAGAACCTCACGGTAGAAAATCAATGCCGTTGTACGCAAGTAAAGATTGGGTAAAGCGACTAACCAAAAAAGAGGTTAGAGAATACTACAAGGAAATTAAAAACCTTTAACACCAACAAGGAATTAGAACTCCGCCCGCTTATGGCGCATTAGGATTCAGCAAGCGGAATGCAACCGCCCTGATTAACGGAGTCTTTTTTCTTTAAAACCAACGAGAAATGAGAGACCAATTTATGCGTATCGCAATGGCTCGCCTACGCAGCATCTATCCATTCAAACCCCAACGCCAAGCAGTAGCTGCTCGTATGTGGGTACAACACCTTGAACGTATGCGTGAGCGGGAACGTGAGAAGCTGCGCCAAGTTCGTGCCTGTGCTATGCACGCAGCGCAACAAGAGTGGGATTTGATGGAAGAAGAACTCAACAAGCGGATGGACATCATCGGGCAGAACGGCAACACAGGCGAACACTATGAGTAGGCCGTTCGTTGTGGCCTTCCATAAGGTAAACTCAGGGGTAGCATACCATCGTGTGTTTGCCCCTTTGATTTGCCACCAAGAGGCAGACGTAATGTTCGTTGAGAAGATAACGGACATTGAGCCTGAGGTATGGCCTAAGATCACTCACTTCTTCTCAAGCCGTGCATTCCCTGTTGAGCCGTTTGATGACTTCGTTAGGCTCTGCCGCAAGGAAGGTATCAAGCTAATCATTGATAACGATGATTGGTGGGTGCTACCTCCTAACCATCCCCTCAACGGATTCTACGGAAGGCAGATGAAAGACCGCATCATTCGGTCTATGAAAGCAGCAGATGAGGTATGGGTAACCAACAAGCACCTCGCTTCAAAGGTGAAGAAATACAACACCAACATCCGAGTCATCCCAAACGCCATCAGCGTACCAACTTGGCAGATAAACCGAGAACCATCAGAGAAGGTACGCTTCGGTTACATCGGAGGCAACCACCACCAAGCGGACATCCGAGATTCTACGATTGACTTATCAGGCTACGAATCGTATGTGGCGGAGGTAGATAACTACCCCGATATGATGAAAGCAGCATACAAGCTACCCACGATGCCTCCTACGCACTACCATCGCCTATACGAATACTTTGACGTTAGCCTTGTGCCGTTAACGACAAGCGAGTTTGCTAAGTGCAAATCGCATCTAAAGATGCTTGAGGCGGGATTCAGTAAGTGCGCTCTTATTGTGAGCAACACGCACCCATACGAACCCTACATCACCAAAGACAACTGCATTGCCATCAACCACCCAAGTGAATGGGCAGGAGCAATCAAGAGGCTAAACGAAAACCCCAACCAAGTCCAAGACCTAACCGAATCGCTATACGAGTACGTGCAGGATTTCACGATGGACAAAATAAACGAACTACGATGCTTTACATTGTAACCCCCTGCTCTCGCCCACAAAACCTCAAACGCATCAAGCAGTACATTCCTGAATGGGCTACGTGGGTGGTGATGATGGATGCCTCTACCGACTTCAAAGAAGCAACAGGCGCAAACGTAACCCACTATTCAAAGAAGACAGGGCATTGGGGCAACCCCCTACGCAATGAGTTCCTTGAGTTGTATGCTGATTCCTTTACCAAAGAAGATTGGGTTTACTACCTTGATGATGACAATATCCTGCACCCAAAATTCCTTGAGGAGTGGAACAACCTAAACTCCCTTGACTGTTCAATCGTAACGTGGGGGCAAGGGGGCAGGCTACGCCCTACCGACCAACCCCAAGTCGGCAACATAGATACCGCCTGTTATATGTTTAAGCCATACGACCTGCCCAACCTACGCTTTGAAATGTCCTATGAGGCCGATGGTATCTTTGCAAGTGAAGCCGCAAGGCTCGGTACACTTATCTGCGTAGAGCAGTACCTTTGCTACTACAACGCCCTAAAATGAAAACGAGTAAACAAATAGACGGGTGGTTCAACCACCAAGCAGCATACGACTACCTCCTTGCCAATATGCCTGAAGACGGCACGTTCGTAGAACTCGGTGCGTGGCTCGGTAAGTCATCAGCATACCTATGCGACACCGCAACATACCAAGAAATCACAATCGTTGACACTTGGAAGGGTTCGCCAAACGAACTGACCACAACCCATAAACTTGCAACGGAGCAGAATATCTACAATCTCTTTGTAGAGAATATGGGAGACCGCAAGTACAAGGCCATCAAAGCAACATCCAAAGCAGCATCAAAGAAGTTTGCCAACGAATCCCTTGACGTGGTATTCATAGACCTAACCCATACCTATGAAGCGGTAAAGGAAGACATCAAGCTATGGCTGCCCAAAGTAAAGAAGGGAGGCTTCATCGCAGGAGATGACTACCACGAACATTGGAAGGGAGTAATCCAAGCCGTTGATGAACTGCTGCCTCGTGCTACGTTCATTGATGACTGTTGGATTTACCAAAGGTGAAGAACCACACGAAGGTCTATCTCAAGGGGATGGGCTACTCCACAACCGATTTCATCCCCTGCGAGGTATGTCAAGGCCAAGCCGTAGACATCCACCACATTGAGTCAAGAGGAATGGGTGGAAGCAAAATTGCTGATACCATAGAAAACCTGATGGCACTATGTCGTAATTGCCACGTTGCATACGGAGATATTAAAGAATGGAAGGAACGCCTTCAAGCAACACACAATCACCACCTCGCAAAAAGGGTTATTTAGATACAACCGAAAATAACGGAACTGAACGGATATGAAAGATGACAAAGGCAGGTTCATAGCAGGCAACACAGGAAGACCCGCAGGAACACCAAACAAGACCACCAACAAAATACGAGAGGCATTCCAAACCCTCATAGAAGCCAACCTTGAGAATATGACCCTATGGCTCACACAGGTAGCTGCTGATGACCCGAAGGGCGCACTTGACCTGTTGAACAAGATGGCAGAGTACACGACTCCCAAACTCGCAAGGGTGGAGAACTCACACGAGGTATCGGATGAGCTAACCAAAATCAAGGTAGAGATTGTCCGAGCTAAACCTAAAGAGTAGCGAACTCTTTGAGAAGAACTACACCGCACCAACTCGGATAGTAGTCAATCAAGGCGGCAGCCGTTCGGGTAAGACCTACTCCATTTTGCAGATGCTCATCGTGATGGCGATGGAGGATAGAGGCAAGGTGTATTCTATCGTGCGTAAGTCGCTGCCGTCTCTGAAGATGACGGCCTATCGTGACTTCTTTGAGATACTAAATGCCAACGGTCTCTATGATGAGGCACGGCATAACAAGAGCGACTACACCTACGAGCTGAACGGCAACCTCTTTGAGTTCATCAGCCTTGACCAACCGCAGAAGAAACGTGGAGCAAGACGTGACTACCTATTCTGCAACGAGGCAAACGAACTTACTTGGGAGGATTTCTTTCAGCTCTTGATTCGTACCACAGGCAAGATATGGGTTGACTACAACCCCTCTGACGCATTCCATTGGATATACGATAAGTTGCTGACAAGGGATGACGTTACCTACATCCAATCCACCTACCTTGATAACCCGTTCTTGGATGCCTCTATTGTTGAGGAGATAGAAAGGCTGCAACATACGGACAATGACTATTGGAGAATCTACGGATTAGGAGAACGTGGTATGAGCAGAGCCACCATCTTTCAATACGGGCAGGCCGAGATACCAAGCGATGCCACGCTCTTATGTCACGGGATGGACTTTGGGTACACCAATGACCCTACCGCACTTGTGGCGGTCTATAAGTCGGGGGACAATCTTTATGTGGATGAGCTTATCTACCGCACGGGAATGACCAACCCCGACATCAGCAACGTATTGAAGTCCCTAAACCTTGACAGACGCACGGAGGTATTTGCTGACTCTGCTGAACCCAAAAGCATCGAAGAGCTGCATCGTATGGGATGGAACGTGAAACCCACGCAGAAGGGCGCAGATAGCGTTATAGTGGGTATTGACGTGCTGAAGCGGCACAAGCTATTTGTAACCCCAAGAAGCAGCAACCTAATTAAAGAATTGCAAAACTACAAGTGGGTAGAAGATAAGAACGGCAACCTGCTCAACAAACCCATAGATGCATTCAACCATTGCTTTGTTGGTGATACGCTTATTACTACCCTACGAGGGCAGGTAGCAATTAAAGACGTTACCGCTTGGGATATGGTTCTCACATCAAGTGGCTACAAGCGTGTCGTATGTAGGTTTGATAACGGATTGAAACAAGTGAATACATACTTGATGCAGTTCGGCACGATTGTTGTTGAATTGACTTGTACTGAAAGTCATAAAATAAAAACAACAAACGGATGGAAACAAATCAAAGACCTAAAGAAGGGAGATGTACTGTACCTACACAAGAGTTTAACGGGAAGCAATACTACCTATACCCCAACGAGCGATACTTCAGCAAGGGTGTCAAGAGACTTCATAGGGTTGTATGGGAACACTACAATGGTAAAATACCTAAGGGGTATCACATTCACCACGTTGACGGCAATACTCAAAACAATGCCATTGAGAATCTACAACTCATTGGGGCTACAGAGCATCTTAAGATGGAGGGAAGGCTGCGCTCGCAAAATAAAGAATGGTTTGAGTCTTTTTGGAAGGCAGGTGTTGAGTCCGCTAAATCTTGGCACGCATCTAAAGAGGGGATTGAATGGCATAGCATTAGCGGCAAAAAGTCTTGGGAGTCTCGTGAATACAAAACTCTTGAATGTCAGCAATGCGGAACGGACTACCAAACCCGTCACGCAGGAGCTTCAAAGTATTGTCATCCTAACTGCAAAGCAAAAGCATTACGGGCAAGAAGAAAGGGTCTATGACCTTATGGTGGCCGAATGCCACGAGTATTACGCAAATGGTGTCCTTGTTCACAACTGCATAGATGCGCTGCGCTATGCAACGTATAACAAGTTGAGCAGACCTAACTTTGGCAGGTATGCCATACGCTAAAACTAAAAGGTTATTTTAATAATGGAACTAAAGGTAATTGTACCCACCTCCCTATCGGAGATAACGCTTGACCAATACCAACGCTTTGCGAGGCTTGAGGGCGATGAGGAGTTCTTGACCCACAAGATGCTTGAGATATTCTGCGGAGTGCCTCTTGCTGACCTGCCTAATGTAAAGTTCGCAAGCGTAGCCAATGTGATGCGCCACATCAATACGATGTTCAGCGAGAAGCCAAACCTAAAGACAGAGTTCACGATGGGCGGTGAGACCTACGGGTTCATCCCGAACCTTGAGGACATCACCTTCGGTGAGTATGTGGATTTGGATAATTATATGGGTGACATACAAGAGCTGCACAAAACGATGGCAGTCCTGTACCGACCTATCACCGAGCGCATAGGCAAGCGGTATGCTATTGAGCCATACGAATCAGCATCCAAGTACTCCGCATCAATGAAGGATGCGCCGATGGATGTTGTGATGGGAGCATCGGTTTTTTTTTGGCGTTTAGGAAACGAACTACTGCTCGCTACCCTGACCTCTTTGGAGAAGGAGAAAACGAGTACTCCGCAGAGTCCCAATTCGGTAGAAAGTGGGGATGGTATTCTTCCTTCCATCAGCTTGCTCAAGGAGATGTTACAAGATTTGAACGAGTCGGAAGGCTTGGCGTTCACGAAGCCCTTACCTTTCTCGTTTTTGAAAAAGAGCGCATAGACGTTGAACGCAAACAATTAGATAAGATAAAAAAATGAGACAGTTCTACGACATCACCACCAAGCTAAAAGATACCCTTGAAGCCAATAGCCAAGTCAACGTGGTAACGACAGGGGATATTTTTGACATAGACCTGAACAAGCAGACCATCTTCCCTTTGTCGCATATCATAATCAACCAAGCAACATTCGAGGGACAGATAGTTCGTATGAACGTGAGCATTGTTTGTATGGACTTGGTGGATGAGACCAAAGAGAACCCACGCTTGCAGGCAGAGCCGTTCTACGGCACGAGCAACGAGCAAAACATACTGAACACCCAACTCGCAGTAATCAACGATGTGGTGACAGAGCTGCGCAGGGGTACTCTGTACACCGACCTTTATCAGTTGGATGGTACCGCCTCTTGCGTTCCCTTTAGCGAGAGGTTTGAGAACCTGCTTGCAGGGTGGACTGCCACCTTTGACGTGCTGCTTGCTAACACCGAGATAAGCATCTGCTAAAATGGCACGGAAGGAATTGTTGGAAGCGGTGCTTACCAAGTTTGCAAAGTTTGTAATTCAGCAGGCGAGGACTAACCTCACCAAAGGCAAGCACAACTTTGACAAGGCCCTTTACAATTCTTTGCAGTATAAACTATTTGTAGGCGAGAACTCGTTTACTCTTGCCATTGAGATGGAGGACTATGGTGACTTCCAAGACAAGGGAGTAAAGGGCGCAGGAGGCACGAGAAAGTCCACAAGTCCATTCAACAGGCGAAACAACAAGGGCAAGATATGGAAGCAGAAAGCACCCGATAGCCCATACAGTTACAAGGAGGGCAAGAAGCCATCAGCCAAGCACTTCAAGCGGTGGGCAGAGAGCAAGGGGCTGAATCCTTTTGCAGTCCGTGAGTCGGTATATCGGCAGGGCATACCTGCAACGAAGTTCTTTAGCACACCCTTTAGGCTTGGGTTTGCCAAGCTACCCCCCGAGCTTATTCAGTCGTTCCAATTAGGCAAAGATGACCTACAAGCATTTACCCGTAAGGATTTAAATATAAAACTATGAGTACACCTACTGCCTCCATTCCCGATAGTATCTCAATGGCTCGAAGCCCGATATTTTTCACGGCTCGTAACAACTCCGTTGCAGGAGATACGCTTGAGTTTATGTCGTTAGATTTACGCATCTATTCGGGTGCGTTTACGACATCGGGAACGGACAATTACGAGCTTGAGAAAAACTACTCAATCAATAACGTAATCAACTTTGAGGTAAGCGACCTAATCCGTTCCGAGTTTTATCACGACTTTAGCGTATGGAATGACATAGGCTTCACGCAGAGTCCGCAGGGCGAGGCATTGTTTGTTTGGGGCTATGGAGATTGGCAGTACAACAACGCAGGAGGTGGTCTTGTATCGGGGCAATGGAATCAGCCCGAAGAAGAAGCACCCGACCAATTCATCACTTTAGATGGGTGGGCAACCCGTGATAACATAGCCCCTGTTGCGGTATCGCAGTTGGTGCTTGCAACGGATAGAGATAGGCAGGTGCTTGTTGGTAACTACGAATCCCTTGCAATCAACAATAGCGTAGCCAATGACTTGGGCGCAATCCGCATCACTTGGCAGGGTGGAGCCACCGCGTTACTGACAAACACAGGGGGGGGCAGCACAACGCCACCCAACCCATCAAGCAACAACTCGCAAGACCTTGTAATCTATGCAGGCGTAGGTGCTGCTAACCTTGAGAACAATGGTAACCTACCTTCGGAAGTAAAGCCAAGCGCACAGAGCAATGGTGGCGTAGGCAGTTACTACGATGTCATTCTCTTGGATGGCGAGGACTCACCAAACGAGATAGGGCGTGTACGATACTACGTTATCTGCGAACCCAAGTACGACCCCGTGCAGGTAGCGTTCATCAACCGCTTTGGCGTTGCTGACTTCATCACCTTCTTCAAGCGCAGCGATGAGCGTGGCAACTTCACGCAGGATTCCTACCAAAAGAGCATCTACAACGATGGCTTCACCACCCCCTCATTGGAGGTAGGCAAGTACCAATCCTATAACGTCAACTCTCGCAACACCCTAACTCTAAACACAGGGTTCGTTGACCAAGACTACGATGAGACTATTGAGGACATTCTGATGAGCGAGTATGTCGCGGTCTATACCAATAGTAATTGGGTGAGTGCCGTTCCGAATCGTGGAACCATAGAATACCAAAAGAGCGTGAATACAAAGCTTATCAATTACACAATGTCCTTTGACTTCGGATTTGATGAGCGCAGCTTGGTACGATGAACAAGGTTGATATTTACGTCAATGGCTTTCGCCTTGACATCTTTGATGATGAGGAGATAAGTATCAACCTCTCGGTGCAGAACGTGCAGGACATCTCAAAGGTGTTCACGGACTTCACGCAGGGATTCACCATTCCTGCAAGCCCAAGAAATAACGAGATACTTCAGCACTACTACAACGCCAATATCACAAGCTCCGTTATCACTACGGAGACGGGCGGCAGCCCCGTATGGAATAGCATAGGCATCACTTGGAATACCTTTAACACGGTTTGGAACGCAGGCGCAACAAGCACGAGCGTTGCCAATACGTTTGATGGCAGGCTACGACAGGAAGCAAGAATTGAAATAAACTCCTTGCCCTTCCGCACGGGGGTGATTGAGGTAGAGAACGTGCAGTTGAAAGGCACAGAGCCTTATGCGTACACCTTGACATTCTATGGGGATGTAGTAACGCTTACGGATTTGTTTGGCGAGGACTATTTGTACGACCTTGACTTTGCAGAACTAAACCACGAGTACACGGATGAGGCGGTATTTGATAGGCTTACTACTGACAACTACGCTCCGTTGTTTTATCCGCTTTGCAGTCCTGTAAAGAATTGGGTTTATGACTCTGACTCCTCCAACCACGATGACACAAACATCGCCTTCCACAATGCCAACGAAGAACACGGCATCCACTACTATGAGTTAAAGCCTGCGCTAAAGGTTACTGCTATCCTTGATGCTATGGAGCAGAAGTACGGCATCACGTTTACGGGTGCGTTCTTGAGTGCTACTCCGTTTG